TGTGGTTGAAGTTTTAAATGCTTCTGCGGTTAACTTTACAAACAAACTTAAAAAAGATATTTTCCTTACTGATGCATTTAATGCGTTTGCTGTAATAGGATCTGCAAACTCCTATTCACACATAGACTATGTACTCACTTTAGGATCAGAAACAAGGTCAGGAAGACTAACAGTTTCTGTAGACACAGCTGAATCCAAAGTCGGCATTTCAGATTCATATGACTTCTGCGCCGGTTCGTTAACTTCTGCCGCTGGCCTATTAATGACCAATTTTGAATTTTCCGCTACTCTTCGCGATAATGACTCGGTTAGTGGAAACGACACTGTGGTTTTAGAATATAAAAATCCAATAGCGACCGGGGAAACAGGAACAATTTCGTTCAGTGTAGGTTACGGTGTTTGATAAACACGGGATCGAAAGAATTAAAGAATGGCGAACGTTTAGAGCATCGCTAGAGACCGTTGAAAAACCATTAGAAAAAACTGCGATTTTTTGGAGTAAGGCTCCTTTCGTTAATAATTACCTTAATCCTTATCAACCGGATACATGGCCAGATCCTTGGCGCCTGGTGCTCGGAAATGAACTAGACGATCTTGCAATTGCGCTTGGTATGTGCTACACTTTAAAATTAACCAAGCGTTTTTCAGATAGTCGTTGCGAGATACATAAGTCTACAAACAGAGAAAATGAGATTAGACATTTTTGCGTTGTAGATGACACCTACGTGTTGAATCTAGAATATAGACAAGTGGCAGAGGTTCAAGATATGCATTCGCATAATCCTTACCTTATTTGGACTTCGCCCGTACTGAACTAAATACCTTCACGAAGAAAGAGGCAAGAATGAACGATATTACAGTTATCAAAAGAAGCGGTAAGAAAGAGCCACTCGCCGTAGAGAAGTGGCAACAGCAGGTCGCAAAGGTCTGCGCAGGTACAGCTGATGTAAGTCAATCAATGATAGAAATTAACGCACAACCGCATTTTTATGATGGAATTACCACAGATGAAATTGATCGTATTACTCTTCGAGCAATTGTCGATTTGATTAATGTGGAAGCCAACCCGGAGATAGGACATACAAATTATCAATACGTGGCTGGTAAACAAAGACTTAGCATGCTGCGAAAAGATGTTTATGGTTCGTACGAAGTCCCCCGGCTGTATGAGATTGTGAAGAAGAATGTCGAAATTGGCATGTATACGCCTGAACTTCTTGAGTGGTACACAGAAGAAGAATGGGATAAAATGAACAGCATTATTGATCATGACAAAGACGAAAATTATTCTTATTCTGCAATCGAACAAATGATCGAAAAGTATTTGGTAAAAAACCGTTCCACAAAAGTAATTTACGAGACTCCGCAGGTTCGCTATATTGTTGCCGCCGCTACCGTGATGCACAGAGAAGAACCAAAACGGACTCGAATGAAATTGATTCGTGAATATTACAACGCCGCTTCCGACGGTTTGTTTACTCTTGCCACTCCTGTGCTTGCAGGGTTAGGAACTAAAACCAAGCAGTTTAGTTCTTGTGTTCTTATTCGTTCAGACGATGATTTAGATTCAATCTTTGCATCAGGAGAAATGATGGCAAAGTATGCTTCGAAGCGAGCAGGTATTGGATTTGAAATCGGAAGACTCCGCCCTTTGGGTGCACCTATTCGCGGCGGCGAAATCATGCACACAGGAATGATTCCTTTTCTAAAGAAATGGTTTGGTGATTTACGCAGTTGCTCGCAAGGCGGAATTCGTAATGCAAGCGCCACGGTGTTCTATCCAATTTGGCACCATCAGTTCGACGATCTAATTGTTTTAAAAAACAATCAAGGAACTGACGAAACTCGAGTCCGTCATATGGATTATGGTGTGGTCTTAAATGCTTACTTCTGGAGAAGATTTAAAAATCAAGAAGACATTACCTTCTTCGATCCGAACGAAGTTCCGGATTTATATGAAGCATTTTATTCTAACACCGAAGAATTTGAAAGACTGTATGAAAAATATGAGAAACGCAAGGATCTACGCAAGAAAACTATTTCAGCAGATGAAGTATTTCGTTCTGGTATTCTAAAAGAAAGAACTGATACTGGACGTATCTATCTTGTATTCATTGATAATGTCATGAATCAAGGACCGTTTGATCCTGAGTATCATACCATTTACCAATCAAATCTATGTTGTGAGATTCTACTGCCTACAAAACCATTTAAGCGTTTGGACGATGAGGAAGGCCGCATAGCGTTATGCACCTTAGGATCTATCAACTGGGGTTCATTCAGACATCCGGAAGACATGCGCAGGGCATGTAGAATCTTACAACGTAGTCTATGTAATATATTAGACTATCAGGACTTCCTTAGTATTCAAAGTAAGTTAAGCAATGATGAAATACGCCCGCTAGGCATTGGTGTAACTAATCTTGCTTATTGGCATGCGAAGAAAGGGTATAAGTATGGCGATGCTGATGCTCTTGAAGATGTGAAGTCTTGGATGGAGCATCAAGCATATTTCCTTACTGAAGCAAGTGTTGAACTTGCAAAAGAGCGAGGAGCATGTAAAGACTCTGCGAAAACTTGGTACGGCAGAGGAGTATTCCCTTGGGAAAGAAGAGCTAATGGTGCTAACGATCTAGTCGATTTTACTCCAGAACTAGACTGGGAAAGTTTACGTACAGATATGAAGAAGTATGGCATCCATAATGCTACGCTAACAGCAATTGCACCTGTCGAATCTAGCAGTGTTGTTATTAACTCCACTAACGGTATTGAAATGCCAATGAGTCTTATTTCTACTAAAGAGTCAAAAGCAGGCTCATTTACACAGGTGGTTCCAGAATATAATAATAATCGTGTGAGAAAGAACTATCAGTTAATGTGGGAACAAACAGATTGCATTGGTTATCTAAAAACAGCCAGCGTGTTGGCCGCTTATGTTGATCAGAGCATTAGTACTAATACATTCTATAACCCGGCGAATTACGAGGGCGGTAAAGTGCCTAGTACCTTAATTGCAAAAAATCTTATGTTGGCACAATATTGGGGACTAAAAACTTTTTATTATAGTCTTATCAACAAAGCTGGTTCTAAATCACCGGACGAAATTCTTAAAAAATTAGAAATTGAAAACACGCCGATTGAAAAAGTAAATGGTTATCATGACATTGAATTAGATGATATGGATGACTGCGAAAGCTGTAAATTATAAAGGAGCAAAAATGAGTAATAAAAATTATGACTTAACAAAGCCTACAGATTATCTACAAAGAAAAATGTTTCTTGATCCCGAAGGCCCTGTAACTATCCAACGCTTTGAGGAAGTGAAATATCCAAAGATTCAAAGTTTTGAAACAACAGCCCGCGGGTTCTTTTGGGTACCAGAAGAAATTAGTTTGACCAAAGACGCTGGGGATTTCAAGGACTCAAGTGAAGCAGTAAAACATATTTTCACTTCCAATTTGCTTCGTCAAACAGCATTAGACAGTTTGCAAGGTCGCGGCCCTACTCAAGTGTTCACGCCAGTAGTAAGTCTTCCTGAGCTAGAAGCACTATGTCTCAACTGGGGATTTTTTGAAACAAATATTCACAGTCGTTCATATAGCCATATCATTCGTAATATCTACAATGTACCTAAGGAGGTGTTTAACTCTATTCACACTACGGATGAAATTATTTCAATGGCTTCTAGTGTCGGGGAAGAATATGATCGCCTTCATCAGTTGAACTGTCGTATTGAACTAGGCGAACAAGTAGACGAGTATGAGCATATCAAAGCAATTTGGTTAGCACTCCATGCTTCGTATGCATTGGAAGCTCTACGCTTTATGGTGTCTTTTGCTACCAGTCTAGCAATGGTTGAGAACAAAATCTTTATCGGGAACGGTAATATCATTTCACTGATTCTACAGGACGAACTATTACACAAAGGATGGACTGGATATATTATTAACCAGGTTGTTAAAGAGGACGAAAGATTCGCCCGTGCCAAAGAAGAGTGTGAAGATCAAGTATACGCTATGTATATGGATGTAATCAGAGAAGAAAAAGAATGGGCAGACTATTTGTTCCAGAAAGGTCCCGTAATTGGACTTAATGCTAATATTCTCAAAGACTTTGTAGACTATACAGCTAAAGAGAGTTTGAAGGAAATTGGGATTAAATACAAGGAGCAGGCTCCAAAGACAACTCCAATCCCTTGGTTTAACAAGCATTCGGATACGTCATCAAAGCAAACTGCTCTACAGGAAAATGAAAGTACAAATTATGTGATAGGAGTGATGGGCGAAAAACTTGACTATGACGAGTTGCCTAGTATATAATAATGTTTAAAGCACAATTTAAAAAGAGATCACCTTTTGAAGCCTGGAGCACTGTAGGTTCTTACAGTTCCGAGCAACAAGCAATAAGTGCCGCCCTTAATAAGAAAAACGGCGGTGCTTTGCTTGTGCGTGTTACAGACAAAAAAGGCAACACAGTTTACACAGGATAATAAATGAAAGCAGTAATTTGGAGCAAAGCCTCATGTCCGCATTGCGTACAGGCAAAAGCATTAATGAATCGTTTCGAAATTCAATATGAAGAACGCACTTTAGGAGAAGGTTGGACACCCGATCAATTGTTTGAACAGTGTGATGCTGATAACATTCCGCGTCCACGATCAGCACCTCAAATTTGGATTAACGATAATTATATTGGAGGTTACGATCAATTAGTAACTTTCATGGAAGACACACATTCAGGCTCAACAGAAGGACAACTTTAATGTTAATAGACACTCCATATAAAAACGGCGATACCATTACTTGTAAAACAGTAGCAGGCGAAGAAATTATTGCTCGTCTGGTAGAAGAAAAAGGCACTAAACTAAAAGTATCTAAACCTATGGCACTTACTGCAAGTCAACAAGGGTTAGGTATGGTTCCTTTTACATTCACTGTCTCGCCTAATGCAGACATTGAACTTAATGTTAGCACACTTGTGTTTATTGCTAAGACAGATGATGAAATGGCAAAACAGTATATTCAAAGTACAACAGGACTTTCAGTCTAATGAGTGAAGATCCTGTCCATCGCGATACTGATGCAAGAATTTGTGGTGCCAGCACTACAGTATCTGGGCAGGCAAATGTTTACGCAAATAATTTATTAATATCAGTGGATGGAGATCCTAACACACATGGCGGCGGAGGCCTTATAGCTGCAACGAACGAAGTCTATATTAATAACAAATTAGTAGTAAACGACACTCCAGATAACGCTAATCCAGATGGATTGTGTCCTCTGCCTCCGCATTGTAATCCCCATACTAATCAGGGTTCGCCGGACGTTTACATAGGTAATTAATGATCACAAAATATCTATATATGTCTTTAGGCTTTTTCTGTGTAGGAATGGCCTATATCGGATTTATCGTGCCAGGCATTCCCTTTTCTATCTTCTTGGTAATTGCAGCTTGGGCATTTGCAAAGAGTTCAAAGCGTATGCATGATTGGCTATACAATCATCCCTGGTTTGGTGAGTTCTTAACTAACTGGACACAGAAGCAAGTGTTTCCTACTAAAGGCAAATACTTAATGGTTATTGTGATGGCAAGTTCTCTTGCATTTCTTTGGATAACCACATATAATATAACTGCCGCTTTTTGGAGTGGCATGTTTATGTTTCTCGTTGCTGTGTGGGCATGGAGATTTCCGGGTTCCGTAGATGAATGGCAACATAGAAAAGACAACAACCTAAAAATTGGTTGGTTAAAGTAAAAGGAGATAATATGACTTTACATGAACAAATCCTACAATTTGTAGAAGAATATAAAGCAGAAGCAGAAAAATTTGACGACAAAGGCGTTAAAGCATCTGCAACTCGTGCTCGTAAAGCACTAGGCGAACTAGGTAAACTTGCTAAAGAACGTCGAGCTGAAATTCAAACTAAAAAGAACGAAATGTAAGATGCAACAGATCGACCTGGATTTATTGGTAGAAATAGCCAAAGATGTAGAACGGGAAGATCCTTTGAACTGGGGTCGATTATCAGTCGGTAAAGACGAAGCTTTTAAGATGATCGGGTCCAGTATCTTAGAAAAATTTGATAAACCTGAATACACTGAAGAAGACAAAATTGCTATACTTGCAATTTTAACAAATTTGACTGTTGAAAATTTTTTACTTAATTTAAAAATTTTAGAAATGGAAAAAAATAATGAAGTGTAGTCAAGGCGATTTAGCTAAAATTATTTTTTCAATTCGTCAAGAAAATATAGGACGGATTGTTAGAGTTAAAGAATATATTGGAAAATTTCAACAAGGAGAAATTTTTCAATTTAGAGGAATGCCTTGTAAGTGTGCTGTTACTGACCATTATTGGTGGATAGAGGCAAACGACCTATCTATAGGTTTTGGTCCGTCACCTACAGCATATATTGCTGATAGTTGGTTAGATCCTATTAAATCAGATCCTCTTACTGATAAACATGTAGAGGAAGTTAACGCATGAATAACGGATTCGGAACTCCTGCAAAAGAATACCTCGTAACTGTAAAATGGAAATATGGGTTCGAACACAGTTACGAACAAAAACTTACCACAAAACAACTTGAAAGCGAAAAAGAAAGGTATGCCAACTACAACTGGGTTGAAAATGTCGATTACGAAGACTTGACAGAAACTAAATAATATGCTTTAATAAAAGCATGAAGAAGTCAAACGCACTTACAGCAATTCGCGGAAAGTACCGTCCGCAACACCCGAATAAGTATAACGGCAACATTAATCGTATTACCTATCGCAGTCTTTGGGAAAGACGGTTCATGCTGTATTGCGATAGATCACCTAATATATTAAAATGGAGTTCAGAAGAACTGCACATTCCTTATGTTGCTCCTAAAGATGACCGTTGGCACAACTACTATCCTGATTTTATGGTTAATACTAGAGATGGTAGAATTATTCTAGTTGAAATAAAACCACACTATCAGAAGAAGTATAAGGTTAACAAAGCTAAATGGGCAGCCGCAGAAGCATACTGCAAGAAACACGGCTATGAATTCAAAGTAATGACAGAAAAGGAATTATTTTAGTGGATAAACTAACAGATGCGGAGATTAAAGAATTGAAAGCAAAGAAACAAGCAATCAAAGAAGAACACTATGACCAAGTGAAAGAAGAAATGTTTAAGGCAAGTAGTGCGTTAGAAGGTGTTACGCCACAAGAAGCACTCGATGACATTCCAGTTAGTGATTTAATGTCGTTGCCGCCAGAAGACGGTATCTCACCAAATGCTTGGGTAATTATCGAAGTCAATCACGAAGGCAAACAGTTTCAAAAGATCCTGTCAGGCTGGAGTGGCGGTTATCTGTATGGTAACAGTTGGCGTATGAGTAGTCCTATCAAAGAAATGCACATTGACATTGACAGTGACTGGATTACTGCAACCACAGAAAGTGGTAGCACATACCGCTTGTTGAAAGAATCCCAAGGACTGCGTATAAGCAATGCCGGTATTTGGAATGAACTTAAAGAAAAGTTTGGTGATGCGGTGGAGATTGTAGAACTATGACAGACTTACATGAAACGACAATCGAACTTGCCCAAGACAAACTGGCAAAGGTTAATAGGTTAGAAGTAATCGACGAAGACGGTCGCAGTTATACTCGTTATTTCAAAGCGGGTGAACGTCTACAATATCAATTCCAAGACGATGAACAAACACTTAAGATCTTTGTAAGCGAACATGACTGGGGCTTTGATAAAGGTACAGCACAAGATAGTCGAGAAGAGATACAAGTTGATTTCACCGACGAAGAACTGTTGCAATATATG